CGTGCGCTGTGTATGCGTGAGGGTGACACTGGTTACTACGTGCGTTCATACCGCAGGGATGACAACTACTCACACTCAGATGAGCGCCTCGAGTCATGGCTTCAAGCGCAGGGTTACAGCAAGCAGGACTACTGGGAGCGTGACACCAAGCTGGCGTACTACGCGGCAAGCGGCGGCGGTATCTTGGCACCGTACATTGACGGCGGGCATCAGTACGTTGACATATGCGGCAACCACCTTGAGATTTCCAGCAGTGGTGAGTACGAGTGCAACAGCACGGGCGGTCTTGCCAGTGGCGGCGGCGAGGAGTGCAGTGACTGCGGCGAGCGCTTCAGTGAGGGCGATGGCTACTGGGTCGGTCGTTACGGGGACAGCCAAGTGTGCAGTGACTGTTGTGACAACAACTACTACTATGCGTACGGCGCACGTGGCAACCAGTACTATGTGCACACGGACAACGTGGTGCACGTCGGTGACGAGGTGTATCACGAGGACTATCTCGGCGACAACGGCATCGTTGAGCTTGAGAACGGTGACTACGCTTTGATGGATGACTGCGTGTGTATCAACGACGAGTGGTATGAGTTCGAGGACGCACGTGTCGTGCGATGCGAGGACGATGGCGAGTACTACCTCGAGGACGAGGGGTGCTGGCAGTGCCAAGAGTCAGGCAACTGGTACAGCGATGACGTTGAGTCCATCGAGGTTGACTGCAAGCAGTACCACCCCGACCATGCACCTGAACAAACAACAGAGGAGTAAACCATGAATAAGAAATCTATGCTGTACAAAACATTGAGCCGTGCGTTATCAGTCAAGCGCCCACACAAGGGCAAGGGCGTAGCGATGTTCACCGACTGGCTCGAAGCCCATGTGCCCGCACACCTGAGAGACCGTGTGTCCTATGACGAGGTAGGTAACCTGCACGTTGACGCTCGCGTCGATGCTACGCACCGTACTTTGTTTGTTGCCCACGTTGACACCGTGCACCGTGAGGATGGCGCGAACAAGATACGCAAGACCACAGGCAAGTGGTATGCCGACGATGCCGTACTCGGTGCCGATGATGGCGCTGGTGTTGCCATGCTGATGCACATGCTGTGCGGCGGTGTACCTGCCTACTACGTGTTCACACAAGGCGAGGAGTGTGGTGGTATCGGGGCCAAGCATATGTCCAAGGACATCGCCCTACTCAGCCAGTTCGACCGAGCCATTGCGTTCGACCGCCGTGGTATTGACAGCGTCATCACACACCAAGGGTATGGCCGCTGTTGCTCTGACTCATTCGCACAGGCACTGGCTGACGAGCTGTCATCAGGTAACGTGTTGATGTATCTTGGCGACGACACAGGTGTATATACAGACACCGCAGAGTTTGTTGACACCATCCCTGAGTGCACCAACATCAGCATCGGGTATATGTTCGAGCACACACAGAAAGAGGAACTCAACATCTACCACTTCACCGCTCTCGCCGAGGCTGTGTTGACTGTGGCATGGGACGCATTGCCGACTGACCGTGACCCGACTGTGGTCGAGAGTAAGTGGGACGACCCGCTGTATGGCTTGCCATCAGGTGGTTGGTCTAAGAACTGGTGGGCTTCGTACAAGGACGACAGGATGAGCCCTGAGTACACGCTGGAGATGGAGGTAGAGGACGCCATCTATGATGCCATGCGCGGTGTGTATACGCCACTGGTTGACTTGATTGCTGAGTGTGTGTACCCCGAAGACCCTGCGCTTGCCAAGCGTAGCATCAGCCGCAGAGTATTGACCGATGAAGTGCTCGAAGAAGCATGGAACATGCTGGGTCAGCTTGACCCTGACACCGTACTGCTCACGCTGTACGACATTGCCTACTGTGAAGTTTAATTAAGGAGAATGCAGAATGAAACGCTTTGTAATTTTTGGAATGATTGAGTACATCGACAACACTGCACTGGTACACGCAGTACTCAGTGCCCATCACATGGACGATGCCGACATCGAGCCTAGAGCCGCAGAGTTGGAGTGTGACTTCATTGCACCGCACTACTACGATGGCAAGATTATGTTCATGCAATACCACGAGGAGAAATGAAATGACACAAGATGAAGTGATTGATACGGCTATACAGGCTTGGGCTGATGCTGGTGAAGGATGGGTCGTAAAAGAATGGTTTGATGACAGAGCAAAAGCATTTGAAGCCTTTGCCAAACTGATAGCCGCCAAAGAACGTGAAGCCTGTGCAAAGATGTGTGAGACAAAACATTTCAGTTCCCCAGTTAGGGCGTTTGGGGCGAAAGAATGCGCTGAATCAATCAGAGCCAGAGGAGAACAAGCATGATTGAAGTATTGAAACAGGCGCTTGAGGCGTTGGAGCAAGTAACAAAAGAGTTGCTTGCAGTCAGGGATGAACTTGCTGAACGCGGGGCGAGGCCAACGACCAATGTGTTTCACCAACGACTTTGGGATAGTTCGTTCAGCGCATACACAGATCATGCAATACCAGCGGCTCAATCCCTACGCCAAGCCATCAGAGAACACGCCATGTATGAAGTGCAGAGGTTGGGTCAAGAGATTGAGCAAGAGCCTTATGGATGGGTATCTCAGCACACCACCAAAGGAATGTATGAGTGGCAGTTCAACAAAAAAATTGCTGGCGTTTACCAAGACACAGCAATCAGCATCCTGCCTGTATACACCCACCCACCACAGCGCACATGGCAGGGACTGACGATTGACGAGCGTGAGCAGATACAGCAAGAGTGCTTTGGGAAAGTGCCACACCATGTTGCATTTGCCCACGCTGTTGAAGCCAAACTCAAGGAGAAAAATACATGATTGAAGTATTGAAACTGGCGCTTAAGGCGTTGAATGCTGGCGAACACGCTCATTTGATTATGAATACAGATGGTATTAAAGACAAAGTGCGCCAAGCCATTGCAGGGCTGGAAAGCCAAGAGCCTGTGGCATTGGAAACAGTCTACGAAACCATCATTCAATGGGATGAAGGCGGCGGGAAAAGAAGTCGCAGAGATTTGGCAAGACGAATTATTGACCTCTACACCCACCCACCACAGCGCACAGAGCAAGAGCCTGTGGAGTGTGACGGAGATTTTCCAGAAGGTTTTGATAAGTCACTTGATATTCCCGCACAAGCCTTGCGTCAAGCAAACGCCGCTTTGTGTGAAGTCACCAATAATCGAATGTGGGATGTTCCTGCGCTTGCCGAAAGAATGTTGATGTTTTGCAGAAACACCCACCCACCACAGCGCACAGAGCAGAACTTTTGCTCACGATGCGGCAAACGCACAAACGACATCCACACTTGTACACCACCACAGCGCACATGGGCAGGGCTGACGGATGAGGAAATCCGAGAACGCTGGTTTGCCGCAGAGCCCACGCCAGATGGAAGGCCAGCGTCATATAACTATGCAAGAGCCATTGAAGCCAAACTCAAGGAGAAGAACCCATGAACTACGCGTACCTGTGCGCCATCCTTGTAATCACACTTGACCTTTTTGTATGGAGACCTGACACAAATGAAACAGACCAACTACGACCTAGCAACAACAGAGGGTTTAGAGAACTCAAAGCTTTGGCTATCGAACGCTCTGACGCTGCTTTCAGACAACGGCATCTGGGGCATCCCTCGCTCAAGCACCGTCGTGCGTATCAACAAGTCGAAGAAAACTGCAACCGTCTTGCACCAAGACTCACCCGACGTGAGTATCGAGCTTGTATTCGAAGCTTTAGGGTGGACAGTGGAGTACGCCGATAGTGCCCGCTAACATTGTCCATCATTTGACAACTCTGCCTAAGCAGGGTACATTTTGTAGAAACATTTAAAGGAGAAAGCAATGCCTGATTTAAAAACTGAAATGAGTAAAGTCCTCAACGCATGGGAGAAGGACGAGCACGATACGTTGGCCAGACCGATGATACCCATGCCTGATGGTAGGGTGGTGTTTGGCATAACCAACAACGTGTCACGCGAGACATTTAACTTTGTGAAGAACAACCCTGCGCAGACACATCAGACAGTTACTGAAGCGCTGGCAAAGCGCGGGTTCAAGAAGACTTCTGTGGCTTCACTGCTCACGCAGTTTGTGAAGCAAGGGATGCTTAGCCGAGATGAAGATGGTGTGTACTACGCCGAGGCCGAGGAGTATTCCCCCTTGAAGGCAACCAAGAAGTTCAAGGCTGAGGGTAAGCGCAAGAGCAAGATAGTCAAAGCCCCACGTAGCCAAGGCATCGCCGCGCTCAAGGTCGAGCCTAAGCTGAAGAAGAAGGAAGCCTCTTTAACGGGTGTCATTCCTTCTGCCGTGTCTGCACCAGTCGTGACGACTGCGTGGGACGCAGAGACAATCATCAGCAACATCGGTTTGAAGCAGGCGCATAAGCTGTTTCTAGAACTGCAAACATACTTTGGAGGTTGACATGTGGGATGTGACGGCTTTGATTGCTGCGCTGTTCATCGGCTTTGGGCTTGGTGGTATAGCGATAGCAGTATTCATGTACGCACTCGACAAGATGCAAAACGGAGGAAAGAAATGACGGATAAACAATTGAAAGTAACAGACAAGACAAGCGCAGGACTTTGCGACGCGCTGTTCGATGAGTTTGATTTGCTACGCAACGGCTTGAGCGACCCGCACAGGGCATCGGCTGTGGCTAAGTTGGCTGTTCAGATTATCAACACCAAGAAGCTGGAGATTGAAGCGGCGGCATTCCACAAGGCGGGCTTGCGTTTTGTGCCTCTTGCATTGACTTCCAGCGGCATACCTATCGGCAAGAAAGAACATGCTGAAGCAGGCGTTTGAATTTATGCAACAGACTGACCGCCCGCATGTGCATGGCGAAGCTCGGGCAAAGATACTGTCTTTGCTCAAAGAGATTGATGCCGTGTACAAACAACACACGCGAAAGCCGACAGGCATGGTGTGTGACATCTGCGGCAAGGGCGACACTGACGACCTTCATAAAGTAAAGGATGTCGTCAATGGGTACGAGCATCGTGAACATATGTCACCACGCCTGTGCTACGGCCACTCTTGTGGTTGGAACACTTCATACACAAAACTTGAGCACCGCAGGAAGTATCACCTGCTCGGACTTAACAAACGTGTGTTCAGCGATGTTATTGAAATGGCAAGAACAGTGTTTGATGAGCCTGTTTTGTCCGACGAAGAGATTGACTTGCACTTTGCACAGTACCTCGCCAAGCAACTACAGAAAACAGTGAAGGAGAAAATATGATTCTTGACCCAGAAGACGAAGCGTTCAACGAGATTGAACGACAAGCACAGCAACGCAAGGAAGCTGTGAAGGCCAGCGTATCGCTGAATCCATACCGTGCGCAGGTCATTGAAGAAGTGGCACAGCACATCGAGAAGCTGACTGGCTTTGGTCAGGACACCATCAGTTCGTTTGCGATCTACATCAGGGGGATGAAGAAATGACTCCGCAGAGCTTTGACATCGACACTGCCAAAGAGATCGTGGGCGATACACGCATGAGAACCATTGAAGCCAAGGCGCGGCAAGATGCTGACAGTGGAATCATGGACAAGCCAGCAAGGGCAGCGGGTACTTACTGGGATGTCATACGCTCAGACATGGAGTACGTCGTATACATAACAGCACATCACAAAAGATTAGAAAGAATACAACGCATGAAGGAGAGGGTATGAGCTGGAAAGATATAACAGTCAGGTATGTCAAGGAACTGATGAAGCCCAAGCCAATCAGCGAAATCATCGAGAAAGAAATGCGCGAGGCCATCATCAAGAAGCTGGAAGCTGAGAGCGCTGTTGAATACGCAAGGTCAATCGTTCAGTACAACCAACAACGTATTGAGCGGCTGGAGAAGCGGCTGTATGAACATTCAGATGGAGGCGCTCGTGCTTGAAGCAATCAGAACATTCTTTGGCAGGGTACGTGGCCAACACGCAGACAAGCAGACCGTGGTTGTCGAGGGACAACTGTGGCGCTGTACCAAGTGCAAGTTAATTTTTATAACCAAGTCAGCAGGAGAACAGCATGACTGCCGTGAGCGCATTTAATCGAGGGGCTGTTTGTATGAGCCCAACCAAAGGAGTGCGGTGATGGATATATCAATGCTATACGCCATGCCAATCGCCAAGTTTGATGCGTCCAGATTTGTTGAGTACGGCAAGTCTTTGTTTGATGCGGGCATCCCCATCAACGCTTCAACAACAAGCGATGGGTATAAAACTAGTCTTACAAAAATCTACACCGGCAGTGTCCCCGCCGATCTACCGCCCCTGCCAAACTCGGATGCGTTAGAAAAGTTTATTGTCCAGTGTGGAGAAGAGTTTGCTTCAGCAATTGGGTTTGCTACGGAGCTTTACGACATAGGCGTTCGCAACATCTGGATAAATGAAATGACACAGGGCGGGTTCAACGAACTGCACAGCCACTACGGGTCAAACTTTTCTGGGTGCTTCTACGTTGACATACCAGACAATTCAGGGTTCATATCTTTTCAAACGTTACTTGGCAGGCATGACATAGCTCCGCTACAAATTAAAAACTTCACAGTGTTTAATTCAATGGAAGCAAATGTCAGAGTGTTTGCAGGGGACTTGTATATCTGGGAGTCGCATGTCAAGCACCAAGTAAAGCCCGCAACGTATGAAGGCAAGAGACGCTCTGTTGCGTTTGATATAGGTTTGGAATTCAAGGAGTTAAAGAAATGGAAGTAGTAAATGCCTTTCACTGGAAGGCGTACACCGATCAGGAGATCGCACGTAGAGGCGACCCCTTCAAGGACATCAAACGCAACGCTGTCATCAGCGCCAATGTGACCGAGGGCATCCACAGGATACGCAAGACGAATCCAAGTCACGGCACAATCTTTGGGATAACTGAGGGCAACGTCAGTACCCGAGCGCCTGACATGATGGAGACCAAACGTGCCAAGACCAAAAAGTGAGCTGACTAAAAACGGCACCACCATAGGCGTTCGTTTAACCCCGAGTGAGTACGCAGAATACGAGAGGCTTGGCAAAAGCAAATGGTTACGCAAAGAACTAGCAAACAAACTAAAGGAGAAGCAAGATGACAAACATGGACAAACACTTCAACGGAACGAGGGCTGACGATCTACAGATCAGCGGCAATCACTACAAAGAGATGGCCATCCAGCCTTGGGAGTTGATGCAGGCGGTGCTGACGCACGAGGAGTTCGTTGGCTTCCTCAAGGGCAACGTCATCAAGTACGCACTGCGTGCTGGACGCAAGGACGGCAGCGATGACTTGGGCAAGTGCCGACACTACATGATGAAACTGGCGGAGGTGCAAGATGGCGATGACTCCTGAAGCCAAGGTCAAGAAGCGCGTCAAGGAGATGCTGGATGCGATGGGGGTGTATCACTTCTCGCCGTATCAGGCAGGCTTTGGCCGCGCTGGTATCCCCGACATCATCGGCTGTCTTGACGGCTACTTCATCGCCATCGAGTGCAAGGCTGGCAAGGGCACGACCACCGCCTTGCAAGAGCGCGAGCTTAATCGGATACTGAACGCAGGCGGCTACGCACTTGTGGTCAACGAGAAGAACATCAACCAATTACAGGAGATCACAGAATGGATCAAGAACAAGCAATAGACGCGTTGCTCAAGGCAATGTCGGACGAGGAGAAGGCGCACTTCAAGACCACGGTGCTCAGGATACTGACGTGCTACGGCCCCGATGCAAACCAAGCAGTTGTCCTCCTCAAGAACATCAGCGAAGACCGACTCGAGTTGGCCACCATGAACCTAGACGAAATGGAGGCGGCAGCAATGATGATTGAGGCCAACGATTTTTTCGGATTCTTAAACACTATCGACGCACCCCCTAAAGAGGCATTCAATTGAGCAAACCATTCGACAGAGCCATCGTGCTCGATTTTGAAACATCATGGGGCCGCGCTGTACAGCTTGGCTTTTCCTGCCAGACGATGGAGGAATACATCCGAGACAAACGCTTCAAGGCATGGGGGTTGTCTTGGAAAGAACTGGGCGGCGATGCACCCGCAGTATGGGTAACACGCAAAGACTTGCCAGCCTTCTTCAAGTCAATTGACTGGAGCACCACGGCTGTCATGGCGCAGAACGCTGGCTTTGACGTGTCGATCATGGAGTGGCACTACAACGCACACCCCGCGTTCATCATGGACACACTCTCTATGGGCCGTGCCCTGCGTGGCGTTGAGGTTGGTAACAGCTTAGCCAAGCTGGCCAAGGACTTGGGGTTGCCGCCCAAGGGTGACGGCTTGTCGCCATCCGAGAACATACTGGACGAGTTGCCTGAACATGTTGAGCGTGTGCTGGCCGACTACTGCTGCCATGACACATGGTTGTGTGAACAGATTTTCTTTGGTCTTGGTGGATGGGACTACCCCAAATCCGAACTGCGCCTGATCGACATGACGCTCAAGATGTACACACGACCAACACTTGAGCTTGACCAACAGATGCTCATCAAGGCACTCACAGAAGAAGGAGAACTACGTGAAGGACTATTACAAAAGCTCGGCATTCAGGAAACTTCGCTCGCGTCGAACCAGCAGTTTGCGGACATACTTCAAAGCCTTGGGGTTACTCCCCCAACTAAAAAGAGTAAAACTACCGGCAAGCAAACGCTCGCGCTGGCTAAGAATGACGCCCTCTTCCAAGCGTTGCTCAACGGTGAACGTGAAGACGTTGCCCTCCTTTGTGAAGCACGCCTTCGGGTTAAGTCCACAACTGAACGCACAAGAGCCCAACGCTTTCTTGACATCAGCCAGCGAGGCAAACTTCCTGTACCGTTATCGTATTACGGCGCTCTCTCGGGACGTTGGACTGCTGCGAAAGGCTCGGCAATCAACATGCAAAACCTCAAGCGTGGCAGTTTCCTACGTAAAGCGATTATGGCTCCCGATGGCCACCAACTCGTTGTGGGCGACCTCTCGCAAATTGAGCCGCGAGTGCTGGCGTGGCTTTCTGACTATGCAGATATGCTCGACATCTTCCGGTCTGGTGGCGACCCTTATGCGGCCTTCGGTAGCCAGATGTTCAATATCCCCGGTCTCACCAAAGACTCCCATCCTGACCTACGGCAATCGGCAAAGAGCGCGTTACTGGGCTGTGGCTATGGACTGGGTTGGGCTTCATTCGCTTCACAACTCTTGGTCGGCTTCCTCGGTGCTCCGCCAGTACGCTACGAAAAAGCCTTTGCAAAGACGCTCGGTGTAGATCAGGCGTATGCGCAGAAGTTCGTGGACTGGGAGGACAACGTGACCAAGATGCTGGAGATACCGCACACCTGCACCGACCAAGAGCTACTGACCCACTGCCTTGCGGCCAAGAAGATCATTGACATCTACCGCGCCACTGCCCACCCCGTTGCTACCTTCTGGGAGATGTGTTCCAACCTGATCGAGTCCAGCCTGTACGGCGGCAAAGTCTTCCAGTACAAGTGCTTGACCTTCAGCAAAGAACGTATAGAATTACCAAACGGGATGAGCTTGCTCTACCCGCAGTTGCGACGCGAGAAAGATGACAAGGGTAGGAGCCAGTGGGTATACGGGCCAAACGCTACCAAGCTGTATGCAGGGAAAGTGACGAACAACGTGACGCAGGCCGTGGCGCGTATTGTCATGACCGATGGGATGTTGAGGGTATCGAAGAAGTACCCCGTGGTAGGCACAGTGCATGACGAGCAGATCGTTGTTGTGCCTGACGACGAAGTTGCTGACGCTAAGACTTGGGTCTTGGCGCAGATGACTATGGAGCCGAAGTACCTGCCGGGGATTCCTCTGGCCGCTGACGGTGGTGCGCACCGTAGATATGGAGAAGCAAAAACATGACCGCAAAAATAAAACAACCAATCCCACGCCGCATACGTGTTGGGACAAAGCAGTATTCCATCGACATTGTGGAGACCATGCTACGCAAGCGTGACATGGCGCGTATCCACTATGACCACAGCCGCATCGAGCTGGGCAAGACCAGCAACGTGACAGGCAAACGCTTCGCACCTGAGACCATGCAAGCAAACTTCTGGCACGAGGTGGTGCATGCCATCCTTGCCGACATGGGGCGCGACACACTCAACCGCGATGAGAAGTTTGTGCACTCCTTTGCCGAACGCTTGACGCAAGTAATCAACTCAGCGAGGTTTTGATGAAGCCCATCACATGGAGCCACAGCAGCTTGAAAGACTTCGAGGGATGCCCACGCAGGTATCACGAAGTCAAGGTGCTCAACAACTTTCCATTCCAAGAGACTGAGGCTACCAACTACGGCAAGCAGTTCCACACTGCCGCTGAGTTCTACATCAAGGACGGCACACCACTGCCACCTGAGTTTGAGTACGCCAAGGACATGCTCGACGCCCTGATCGCCAAGCCCGGACGCAAGCTGTGCGAGTACGAGATGGGACTGACTCGGGATTTGCAACCCTGTGACTTCAATGACAAGAACCGCTGGGTGCGAGGCATTGCCGACTTGCTCATCATCGACGACGAGAACTTGACGGCGCGTGTGGTGGACTACAAGACTGGCAACAACAAGTACCCAGACCGCGATCAGTTGAAGCTCATGTCTTTGATGGTCTTCAAGCACTTCCCGCACATCAGGAAGATCAACTCAGCGTTGCTGTTCGTGGTCAAGAATGATATGGTTAAGGCAAGCATGGCCGTGGACGAGGTCGATGCTGGATGGTGGGAGTACCGCGAGCGCGTGGCCAAGCTGGAGCAGTGTGCTGCGTCTGGCGTGTGGAATCCAAAGTCCTCTGCGCTGTGCCCGTGGTGCCCAGTTAAAACGTGTGAGTACAACCCGAAACATTAGGAACGAATCATGGCAACCAAACGAGACTACAAGAAGGAATACAAGCGGGACTTAGAGACTGGCAAGTCCGGCCCCGACTCCGATCAACACGAGCGCCAGCGGGCACGTCGTGCGTATGACAAGGCAGGCATTGATAGAAAAGGAAAAGACATTGACCACATCAAACCCTTGCGTAAAGGTGGCAAGTCCACACCGGGCAACCTCCGATTGCGAGCAAAGAAAGCCAACGAAGGCGACAACAAATAACAAGCGGTGCACAGACTTCGACGAAGACTGTGCAGGGGTAGAAAACAAAACAAAGTGTTGGTTGTACCAACCAGAGAAGGGGCTATGCCCCTATCTCCAAGGAGAAGCAATTGGAAATTCTTGAAGACAAGGCCCTAATATTCAGAACCAGACACCCAGAAAAATACAGCGTCATACCTAAACACAAAGTCATGGAACGTGATGACGGGGGGTTTGACGTCGCTGTCTACTGGGGGTTGGATGAGGTTAGGGTTCTGAAGAACCTCGGCGTGAAGGATGTGCCCTCACCAATCACACGCAAGTACAAGTGGCCCGGTCGTTATAAACCGATGGCGCACCAGATCGAGACTGCTGCCTTTCTGACCATGCACCGCAAGGCGTTTGTGTTCTCGGAGCCCGGCACAGGCAAGACACTATCGGCGCTGTGGGCGGCGGACTACTTGATGTCGCTTGGCAAAGTTCGACGTTGTTTGATTCTGTGCCCACTGTCCATCATGCAGTCTGCATGGCTGGCTGATCTCAGCAACAGCATCATCCACCGCTCGGCCATCGTCGCGCACCACACGCAGGCTAGTCGTCGCATCGAGATGATTCAGCAAGATTACGAGTTTGTAATCACGAACTACGAAGGTGTGAACCTGATAGCCGATGAGATCAACGCTGATGGCCGCTTCGACCTCATCATCGTGGACGAAGCCAACGCATACAAGACAATCACCACACGCCGCTGGAAGGCACTCAAGTCCATCATCAAGCCAACGACCCATGTGTGGATGATGACTGGTACTCCAGCATCGCAGTCGCCCGCAGATGCGTATGGCTTGGCCAAGATCGTCAACCCCGATGGAGTGCCCAACTACTTCACATCGTGGCGCGACAAGGTCATGAACAAGATCACCATGTACAAGTGGGCGGCCAAGCACAACGCGGCTGAGCTGGTGCATGAGGCGCTTCAACCTGCCATTCGGTTCAGCAAAGAGCAGTGTCTTGACTTACCCCCAGTGCTGACAACCACACGCGAAGTCCCACTCACGCCACAGCAAGCCAAGTACTACAACATGTTGAAAGATCGCATGCTGGTGCAGGCCGCAGGCGAGACGATCAGCGCGGTCAATGCTGCCGCTGGTGTATCCAAGTTGTTGCAGATCAGTTGCGGCGCTGTGTACACGGACGACAAAGAGGTTGTCGAGTTCGATGCTGCCCCACGCCTTGGTGTGTTGGAAGAAATCTTGGAGGAGACGTCACGCAAGGTCATCATCTTCGCGCTGTTCAGATCAAGCATCGACACCATCCAAGCGCACCTGACCAAGAAGAACATTGCAAACGAGTGCATCCACGGGGGCATCACCCCAACAAAACGCTCAAGCATCATCCACAGATTCCAGCACGAACAAGACCCACGTGTGTTGGTAATGCAACCACAAGCCACTGCCCACGGGATTACCCTGACTGCTGCTGACACGGTTGTATTCTTTGGCCCTCTCATGAGCGTGGAGCAGTACATCCAATGTATTGCGCGGGCTGACCGCAAGGGGCAGAACTCAGACAAAGTCACGGTCATACACATTCAAGGCTCACCCATCGAGAAGAAGATGTTCAAAGCCCTTGAAGCGAAAGTGAGCGACAACTCACTTTTAACCCAGATGTTTGAGATAGAAATAAATTCTTGAAAGGAGTTGCAAAGCAGAAATTCGTGTGTAAGATGTCCAACCTTAGACAAACAATAACAGGAGAAGCAAGTGAGTGAAGAAACAATTCCTCTCGACAAGCTGGTAAAAATTTACCGCAAGATCAAACTTGAAATCGACACGATGACCAAAGAGTACGACACCAAGTTGGAAGAACTCAAGGCCGCGCAAGACGAGATCAAGTTTGCAATCAAAGACCAGATGAAGGCTATGGGCCTGACATCTGTAAAGAGTCCCTTTGGGACTGTGTCCATGCGTCAATCGACGCGCTACAACACAAACGACTGGGGTTCATTCAAGGAGTTCATCCTTGAGCATGGCGCTATCGAGTTGCTGGAGAAGCGCATCGCCCAAACCAACATGGCACAGTTTCTCGAAGAGAACCCGGGGGTTCTGCCACCGGGACTGAACTCGCATTCGGAGTTCAACATCGTTATCACCAAACCAACCAAGTGAGTTTTATATGTCAAACATAACGCTTTTTTCATCCTCAAACGTTCCCGCATTCGCTCGTAACAACGAACTGTCCGACACAGCCCGCGCCCTCACAGGCGGCAGTGTTTCCAACACCAAGCGCATCTCCATCAAAGGTGGTGTGTTTCGTCTGGTAGCCGGTGGCAAGGAAGTTGCCGCCATTGATGACCGCCATCTGGAAGTCATCATCGTCAAAGCCGCACCCAAGGTCAGCCGTATTTTTTACGCATCGTCCTACGATGCCGAGAACGTTACCGGCCCTGACTGCTGGAGCAATGACGGTGAGCGCCCCGATGCCAGCGCCGCAAACAAACAGGCTGTGACCTGCATGAACTGCCCCAAGAACCAAGCTGGTTCTGGCCAAGGCAATAGCCGTGCATGCCGCTACCAACAGCGTTTGGCTGTGGTGTTGGCCAACAACCCATCCGGCGACGTGATGCAGTTGACTCTGCCCGCCACTTCGGTGTTCGGTAAGGAAGAAGGCGACAAGCGCCCATTGCAGGCATACGCCCGCTACTTGGCTGTGCAGAACCCGCCTGTGAATCCTGAGCAGATCGTGACTGAGATGCGCTTTGATACCAAGGCTGAGTCTCCCAAGTTGTTCTTCAAGCCTGTGCGCTGGTTGACCGACGACGAGTACGAAGTCATCAAGACGCAAGCTGAGAGCGACGATGCACAACGTGCAGTGGTCATGACCGTGGCGCAGACCGATGGCGTGAAAGCCAACGTTCCCAAGATGGTGCTGGCCGGTAAGCCTCCAGTGGAAGCTGAAGCAGAGGAAGACGAAGCCCCTGCCAAGCCTGCCAAGAAAGCCAAGGCCGCACCCGCCGCCGATGCTGACGAGGAACCAGAAGTGCGCAAGGAAGCACCCAAAGCCGCCGCCGTGCCTGCCAAGAAGGGCAAGCTCGCCGACATCGTGTCCGACTGGGATGATGAATAACTAAGGAGTTTCGGGGGGAAAGCGGATGCTGTGACCCGTATCGATCTGGGCATTGTAAAAAACATTAGAGCCTTACCAGCGACAGTGCAGCGAGTACCCCCACCCAAACAACATGGCCTACTCACAAAAAACAATCGACGCGATTATGCGTGCACCCAAGACTTCAGGCAACCAGCTTGGACGATGGGCCGCGCATCACAACTTCTCAGTTGTTCGCATCTCAAAAGCCTTGGGCGTGTCACGACAGACGGTCTACAACTGGTTTGAGGGTGGCGACATCTTCCCAGCGTACGAACATCGAGTCGAGACGCTTCTCACAATTCTTAGATCAGCACATTCAGCGGACGACGCATGGAGAAAAATATGTCAACACTACGGCCTCGAACCTTAAGCAACACAGAACTCATCAAGTACTTCGCCATGTACATGGAAGACAACGAATTCGGTGCGCCAATCGACTGGCAAATTGAACTCCTGCGCCGCTTCACCGCCATCGCTCCTGAAAAAGAATTCCCACTGCGCGACCCCCAACAGCTCGACCTGTTCTCTTAAACCCAAAGGATACCCATGACCCCGCTTGAATTTCTAGCGGTTGTTTTGCCGTCTCCGGACAACGGGTTGTATTGCGCGGCAGAGCTAACTACAAAAAAGAAGGAGCACAACTTTGTTCAACATCTGGATGAATTACCCGCGACCATAACCAAATGGGGCGACAGCAAGGACATCTACTTCGCGCTGTCCACATTTGAAACCAAGGGCAAGCGCACAGCCGACAACGCTCGGTACATTCGCTCGCTGTTCATCGACATGGATGGCTACGAGACCAAGAAGGCGGCAGCACTGGCGCTCAATGGCTTCATGGTCAAGACTGGTCTGGACTTGCTTGGTACACCCTACATTGTGGACTCAGGCGGTGGCTTGCATTGCTACTGGCCGTTCACGCAGAACATAGCCGTTGACGAGTGGAAGCCTGTGGCCGAGAACTTGAAGCGCCTGTGCAAACAAGAAGCCTTAAGCATCGACATGACGGTGACTGCTGACTCCGCCCGAGTACTGCGTTTCCCCGGCACATTCAACAACAAGGCGAAGTACGCTACGCCGCGCCCAGTCCGCATACTGGCTGAGGGTGACACGTTTGATTTTGAAGACTTGGCCAAGCACATCGAGCAACAGCTTGTCTCATTGCCAGCACTCTCCCGCCCATCCGCAGTCACACCCTTGGCGTTGCCCGGCCAGCGACCCGACGCACCCCACACACCCACCACGGTCAAGTTGTTTGAGAACAGCATCACGTTGTTCAAGAACATCTACAAGAAGACCAAGGCTGGCGCAGGCTGCAAGCAGCTTGAGTGGTACGTTGAGAACGCCGACCAAGATGGCGTGGAGCCCTTGTGGCGTGGCTGGTTGAGCATTGCCCAGAAGTGCAACGACGGCGAGAAGGCCGCGATCTGGTTGACCGACCTGCACCCATACCCGCATGAGCGCATGCACCAGAAGCTGGCCGAGATCAGAGGGCCGTACCCCTGCACCAAGTTTGACTCAGAGAACCCCGGCATCTGTGACGGGTGTCAATTCTTTGGGAAGGTAACCAATCCCTTGGCGCTCGGACGCGAGACGGCGGTAGTCACCGCTGAAACAACCATCGAGTTGCCAGCCACAGACGGCCAAGACGCAAGGCAACTCAAGCGCCCTGAAGCCCCACGCGGATATGCCTACGGTGTGCGTGGTGGCGTGTTTATGGAGAAGGAAGACACAGACGCCAACGGCCAAGTCACCAAGCGACAGATCATGTTGCTGCCCTACGACTTGTTCCCTGTGGACATCCTGAGCAGTAACGGTGAGCATCTTGTGCATATGCTGGCCGTGCGCGACTACAAGACCGTGGACATTTCGTTCCCACAGAAATCAGTTGTCAGTAAGGACGAGACCGTGAAAGCATTGGCACAACAAAACGTACTGGCCGCATTTGGCTCAGGCAACGACAAGAACCTGTACGACTACATCCGCGCTTGCGTGGAGAAGATGAGCAGTGAGAAGC